TACCCATGCGATTGCCCGGGCTGAATGAATACGTCAATGCATGCCGTGGGAATAAATACGAAGCAGCAAACTTCAAGCAGCAGGTTGAAAATGATTGCCTTGTGTTTATCAGAGCCGCTCTAAGAGGCAGAAAGCTCAACAGTATAGGCATTATATTCAAGTGGATTGAAAAAAACCGTCAGCGTGACAAGGACAATATCTGCTTTGCCAAAAAGTTTATACTGGATGCCATGCAAAAAGGGCAGGTGTTGAAAAATGACGGTTGGAGTCAAATACAGTATTTTCGGGATGAATTTTCAGTCGATAAAGACAATCCAAGAGTAGAAATTTTGATTGAGGAGGTTAGTTAAATATGGGAACGACAATATCAAATCAAGAATTCGCCAAACTCCTAACAGAGCAATGTAAAGGCAGTTGTCATTCATGCATGAGCGAATATTCTTGTGATAAAGATAAAACATGCGAGCAAAATGTATATGAATGGCTAGTCGGAATAGAGAAAATGCAAAAAGAAAAACCGGAAATTGATATTGATGTAGTACTTTATGATGGCGATAAAAAAATAAAAATAACCGTAAAATCGAAATCAGCAAATGATTGTGCCAATCTTCTTAAGGATTTTTTCGGTAATTACTTGCCGGCTTATGATATGTTTTATAACGGTGAAAACGTTCGCCAGTATAACGGACAAAATAAGCATTGATATAATAGTAAAATCATGATAAAATTATGTTGTTTCAAACACAAGAAAAAATAAAAACGGAATGATTACACCGTTGCTTGAAACAATGTATCACATAGAAAGCATTAAAATAAATATAAATGCTATTTTAACTAAGCCGATAATAATATCGGCTATTTTTTTTGCACAAAACTATTTACATTATAACAACTAAGTAGTATAATTAAATCATTGAAAGGAGCGATACAATGCTAAGAAATCCAAAACGAAGAAGCAAAAAGTTTGAAACAATTGCAGGGAAGGAAATTTATGATCTGCGAATGCGATTGAATCTTACTCAAAGTGAATTAGGAGAAAAACTAGGAATATCACAACAGGCGATACACAAATGTGAAAGCACCAAAAATTGGCGATTAAGCGCAAAAACAATAATCAAATTATCCAAACTGTCAGGACTACCAGCAGAAACATTTGTAAATTAAAATTAGGAGGAATATCGGAATGAAATTATTAGAACTGAAATTAAAAAACTTTAAAGGAATTAAGGAATTTAATCTTATTATCAATGGACACAATGCTAACATATTCGGGCAGAATGACGCAGGAAAGACAAGCAATTTTGACGCTGTTACTTGGCTTTTGCATGATAAAGATAGCCATAATCAATCGGATTTTGGGATTAAAACAGTAGACCAGAACGGCAATCCTATTCACCACCTAGAACATGAGGTAGAGGGAAAGTTCTTGGTTAATGATCGCGAAATTGTTTTGCGTAAAGTTTACAAAGAAAAATGGACACGCACACGCGGTCAGGCAACTGAAAAATTTAGCGGACATACAACGGAATATTTTATTGATGAAGTTCCATGCAAGACAAAGCGAGAATATGATACAGCGGTTTCAAAGATGATGGATGAAAAAATATTTAAGCTTTTGACAAACCCTTTGTTTTTCAATGAAAATATTGAATGGAGTGAACGAAGGGGAATAATTCTGAAAGTTTGTGGCGATATTTCAGAAGAAGAAGTAATCAATGCAAATGATTCGCTTAACGATCTAAAACTATATTTGAACGGCAGAAGCATTGCAGATTTAAAAGCGGTGGCATCTTCAAAGCAAAGCAAAATAAATGCAGAATTAAAAATGATTCCGGTACGGATCAGTGAGTTGCAGAACAATTTGCAAGAAATTAGCGTTGACGAAGTAAAGCTACAGGCAGATATTGTTGAAGGGCGCAAGCAACTTGAAGAAAAAAACAAACAAATTATGCTTGCTGAAAACGGCGGTACAGTAGCACAACTGCAAATAGAAATAAAAATGCTTGATTCTAAAATTCAAGAATCTTTGAATGAACTTAATAAGGCAAGCAATGATGCAAAAAATGTTATTCAGAAAAAATGGTTTGCGGAAAAAGAAAAATTAAACGATATTGGCATGAAAATAAAGCAAGCCGAATACGAAAAAATATCGATAAAAAACAAAATATCTGCAAATGAAGAAGCAGCACAAAATTTACGCGAAAAATTTGGTGAAATCAGCCGGGGAGAATTTGATGTAAAAGAACAATCCCCTAACACTTGTTCATATTGCGGACAAAAATTGCCAAAAGAATTGATTGAACATAACCGGGAAGTTTTTCAGAAAAAAGCGGATGAGTTTAACAGTAATAAGGCGCAAAGATTGGCAGAAATAAATGAAAAAGGAAAGAAGCTTGTTCTTGACACACAGGAAGGGAAAGAAAAGCTTCAGAAAATAGAAGAAGAATTAAAAATAGATAATGAATCGCGCAATACTATCATGGAAGAAATTGATTTATTGTCTAAGACAATTAAAGAAAAACAAGAAGCGATTATTACTACTTCACCTGCAATTGAGGACATAAAAAAGCAGCAGGATGATTTGAATAGCAAGATACAGAACGATAGAGAAGCACAAGCAGAAATTATTAAAGAATTGAAAGAAGACCGCGATTCGATTCAGCTAAATGTTTCTTTGCTTGAGGAACAAATGGCAGCATTTAACCAGTCAAAAAAATCTCGTGAACGCATTGCAGAACTTGAAGAAAAACAAGAAACTATTTCGAAAGAATACGAAGAATTATCCAGTCAGATATTTTTGACTGAAGAATTTGTAAAACGCAAGGTTGATATGCTGCAAGAAAAAATCAATAACAGATTTTCGATGGCCCGGTTTAAGATGTTTAAAGATAACATAAGCAATGACGGCATTGCCGAATGCTGTGAAACAACCTATAGAGGCGTGCCATACAAAGATTTGAATGACGCTGCAAAGGTTAACGTAGGTCTTGATATTATCCGGTCATTGTCGGACTACTACAAATTCAAGGCACCTATTTTTATTGATCGTGCAGGAGAAGTAAGCAAACTTATCGATATGGGAGATACGCAGATTATCCGGTTAGTAGTTAGCGAAGAAGATAAGGTATTGAGAGCAGAAATAAAATAATTTTATCCGTGGGAGGGTATAACAAATGGAAAAAGATATAATAAAATCAGAGGAAAACATGAGCGAAAGATTTACAGCAGCGGTATTAAAAGAATTTAGCGGAAGTTCGGGAGATATACAAGTTACTGGATACCAACGCAATTTAGTACAAGGCTATTTTATTTCAATAGATCGTATGCTTTTGGATTTAGAAGCAGGAAGAATACGCAAAAATGCATTTAATAAAGACCACAGCTATGACAACAAGATTCCTTATACTTGGGCAAGCATAAATATGCCATCATTAGCAAGAGATGTAATGTGCTATAGCAAACTTGGTCTTGACATGCTGGCAGATAATCATTTATTTGCTATTCCTTACAAAAACAGCAAGACAAATAAATATGATCTTGGATTTATCAAAGGCTATAACGGTATAAAAATGCTAGTTGAAAAATATGCAATGGATATTCCAAAGGCATCAACGATTGAAGTTGTATATAGCAATGATACATTTAAGCCGATGAAAAAAAGCTTTAATACACCAGTTGAAACATATCAATTTGAAGTTACAAATCCGTTTGATCGCGGTGATATAATCGGCGGATTTGGATATCTTGAGTATGAAGATCCGGCGAAGAACAAATTATATGTTATGACAATGAAAGAAATTGAAAAAAGAAAACCGAAAAATGCTGCCGTTGAATTCTGGGGAGGAACTAAAAAAGATTATTCCAGCAAGCAAGACGTTGAAGTCGAAGGATGGAAAGATGAAATGGTTTATAAATCATTGGTTCGTCATGTGTTCGGCAGATTACCGTTAGATCCTGCAAAAATTGGCGAAGCTTATCGGATAACACAGCAGCGTGAAGCTGATTACAAAGATATGGAAGTAACAGACGAAATTGCTACACAGGCTAATAAAGATCCTATCAATGTAACACCAGACGAAAAACCTAAAGAACAGGAACTTAATCCGGCACAGCCTATTATAAAACCGCCAATAGACAATACAATTAAAGAAGAAAAAGTCGCAGAAAAAGTTTCTATTACTGGGCCAGAGTTTTAATGATTAATATAAAGGTACTAGCTTCAAGCAGTTCGGGAAATTGTTATCATATTGATGATGGTGAAACGTCTTTGCTGCTTGAAGCCGGAATACCTATAAAAAAAATACAGAAAGCTACAGGATATACGGTTACAAAAGTTTCCGGATGTCTTGTAACTCATGAGCATAAAGATCATTCAAAGGCGGTGAGTGATTTAATGCATATTGGAATAAACTGTTATATGAGCAGCGGAACGGCTTCAGGTATTGAAGCAAATGGAAACAGATGCAAAATAATAAAAGCAGGAGAAATTTTTATTATAGGATCATGGAAAATAAAAGCTTTTGATACAAAACATGATTGTGCTGAACCACTTGGATATTTTATGTTAAGCCAGAATACTGGCGAAAGATTAGTTTTTATTACAGACACTTACTACGTTAGATATAGATTCGAAAAGATGAACTACATTATGGTTGAGTGCAATTACGCGGATGATATTATTCGAAAAAATGTTACAGATGGAATCATTGCTGACAGCATGAGAAAGCGAATACTTCGATCACATTTAAGTCTTGATAATTGCAAGGAGTTACTTAGGGCGAATGATCTAAGCAAAGTAAAGGAAATATATCTCCTACATCTTTCGGACAACAACAGTGATGAAATACGCTTTAAAAAAGAAATAGAATCGCTGACAGGAATACCAACATATATAGCAGCGAAATGAAAGGACAATATAAATGATTAAAGCATGTGATAAATTTATTGCTATAAACACACTGGACAAACAGCTAGATCACGTATGGCAGGAATACAATGAAATCGAAGAAGCGTTCGGAGAATATCAAAAAAATCCATGCCGGGAAACAATGGATCATTTGCTAGAAGAATGCACAGATGCAAAAACAGCAATCCATACTTTTATGAAAATTGCCGGAGCGACAGACGAACATATAGAAAACATTGAAAACGATGTTATCGCTAAAAACCATAAAAGAAATTATTTTGGTGATCCTAAATGAAAACGATAACAGAAGTACAGCTTTTACTTGAAAGCAATAACCCGGGTGAAGTAAGAGAAGCTTTAAAAATATGCACGGATAATATTGTTAAAATAAATGATTTACTAAAAGAATATGCAACTGATAAATCAATGAAAAAACGCGCATATAAAACAGCATATAATAAAAAATATATTATGTTCCGGCAGCAGGGTAATAATGATGCGCTTGCTAAAGCAATGACCGAAGTAGATAAATCTATAGAAATTCTAGCTGATGATGTTGAAGCAGCGAACATGTTATGGGATTGCGCTGACCGGGAAAGAAGTTCATGGAACTGCGTTTTTATATCAATGAGAAAATCAGCGTCAATACTAGGGGCTGAAATAAATAATAGAATATCAGGATAAATAAAAGACCATACTAAAAACGTATGGTCTTTTTAATAGAAAAAGCATTGCTAAAATAATTCACTTATAGTATAATAATTTATAGAAACAGAAATAATAAAAACAAAAGGGGAAATAAACAATGATTAGTTTAAAAGCAGCAAGAGTAAACAGCGATATGTCGGTTAAAGAGGTGGCCGAAGATATGAACGTAGTCAGCCGAACCGTGAATTATTGGGAATCGGGCAAGATTAAAATTCCGGTTGGCATGGCATACAAACTTTGTAGAATGTATGGACAGGATATAAATGATATCATTTGGCCAGAAATGGAAAAGAGCAATAAGACGATTTAAATAGCCTGTAACACAAAAACATTTAAAACACATATAAGTTATCGTAAAAACAATTTAAAACGAATGTACTGGTAAAATTGGAAGAATTAAGCATATTATAATAGTGACGGAAAGAATAAAAAAGGAGCAGATAACATGGAATTGATATTACCACTATTTTGTTTTAGCTGTATGGTACTTGCACCGATTGCAATAATGATGGTTACTTGTGATGAAGATGATGATTATGAAAACATTTAGACTTACAGTTGGCACAGGAAAAACATTTATCGTACAAGAACAATCACTCAACGAAGCCAAGAAAAAATGGTTAGGAGAGAACCTTAATTATAGCGATGGCTCGTCACAAATTATCAATGTGGAAGAAATTGAAACACCAAAAATAGCAAAATATTGACCAATTTATTAAAGAAAGGCGTGAAAACAAAAATGGAATGTGTGTTGCTATCAATTACAGGGTTAATTGTATTGGCTTACAAAATAAGCAAAGACAATGACAGATACAAAGCCAACGGTGAAGATGAGCTCGAATTGTTTTTAGGAATGTTTAGCAGATTTAATATTTCAAGCGAAGATCAAAAAACTATATTTTGTATTCTATGCAGATACGATAAATTCTATAATCAAGTTAAAAATATTGGGATTGATAAAGAAAATACTGATGATAAGTAAATTAAAACACTGAAAACGGTAAAATACTAATTAATTTATGAGAGAGATGAATAAAATGAAAACAGAAATTGAAGTACAAAAAGAAAACATACAAGCTTTATTAAAACTTATTGCTGAAAATCCGGATTTGCGTATTGTTCCGATGGCTAATTATGAGATTGTTGCTGATGATAATTGCGCATACTGGATGGGAAAATGGGGCAAATCGTCCATTGAATGGATTTATTCAAAAGAAAAACGCCTGTACATTAAAAGCATGGATGATGAAGATTTGGCACAAGAAATTATAGATGATATGCCAATTAATACCATACTAGATAAAAAAGCAGAAAAAATAGCAATGGAAAAAGTTGATGAATTGCCATGGGAAAAGGTAATTATTGTATATATTGAAACATCATAAGGAAGGCTGACAATGGAATCTAAGAAAGCTTGCTACTTATGTACCTATGCATTTTATGAATTAGACGAAAAACCATGTGAATCATGCACGGAATATTGTAATTTCGATAGAAGGTACAAAAAATCTATTAAGGTAAAAGGAGATTTAGCAATGGAAAAGATTAGTGACAAAGAACTTGAAGATTTTACTTGGCTGTTTCATAAAATTATAGAAGAAGGCGGAGTTAAAAGACCGGATATTCTTGCCAAAATTATTGAAGAACTAAAGGAACGTCGCGAAGCCGATACTGTATTAAATCAAATGACACGAATAGTTAAGGAATGCCAAGATGATATTTATTATATTGTACTTGATAAAAAAATACCTGCGAAAGAGTTGTTAATTCATCTTGCGAATAATGATGATATTGGCGTAAGTTTCCGTGAAGAAATAGCAGATATGATGTTAAAATTTTTCTTGAAATTTGGGAACGAAGCACTCAAGGAGGAAAATAATAGTGATTGATGGTAGAGAAATAATACCAATTGAAAGCGCTGTTGTATGTACTAAAAATAATAAATTGGTTTTGCTTAGAGAATGTAAGGAATGCAATCACCACAAAGAGAATGCAACAATTCTTACTAGTGATAAGGATTTGATGGGAATTGTACGGTGTTCGTTTGTTTATGATAATGTGATTGGATATATAAAATAATGAAATGCGAGTGCTTATATTGCAAGCATGAAGATTCCCCGAATGAATCTCCTTGCGATGAATGCAAAGGGACTAGAACTTGCAAATTTGAGCCGATAGAAGGTGAAAACAATGATGAATCAGCCAATTATAAGATTTGAGTTAGAAGGTATGAAATATCAAATTAGAAAGGTGATTATATAAAGTGTATCCAATATTAGAATTTGATGATGATGATATCGCAACTGAATGTCTAAAAGAATGGCAAGATAGATTATATTTAAATGATTGGATAATATCATTTAATCCGCACGTATTGCCTGATGATGATACGGATTATTATGGGCAAGCAGTATTAAATTATGTCAATAAAACAGCAACAATAAATATCATTAAACCTACAATGAAGTTTAAATGCAAATTAACAAAGTTCTGCGCGGAGCATTGTTTAGTACATGAATTATTGCATTTAAAATATGACATGCCGGAGGATAAAGAATTTTTAAGTTTATACTTTGAGCATGAACAACATATGCTGCTGGAACAAATGTCGAGAAGTCTAATAATGGTAAAATATAATTTATCAAGGTCATGGTTTGACAATGTAAATATTTAATAGAACGGGAGATAATACACAATGACAACAATTGAGAAATTGCAATATATCCATGATGTTACTACTGTAGAAAATGGAATATTTGGCAAAGATAATGAATTTGAATCAGCAGTGGAAGAATCTATCAAAGCCATAGAAAATAAGGAAAAGTATGAAAAGGCATTAGAATTATGCTGTGGGTTTATAGCAGCACAAGATATTTGCCCTATTGAAGATTGTCAGGCAGGACAGCCGTTTGGAGAAAATGATGATATAGCGTGTTGCGGAGACAAATGTTCGCCCAAAAGTTTTGTGGAATATTTCAAGAAGAAAGTAGGATTGGAAGTGTCTAAATGAAACATTGGAATAGATTTTTAAGTATGCAAGCAGGTGTTAGACTTCATTGCTGCTATGCTTGCAAGAAAGAAACAGGAAATTGTGTTATATGTTTTACACCACGCTGTCATAAAGATATATTTATTCCGAAATTCAAAGTTAGCAAATACATCTTGAGAAGGTGGAAACATGCACGGATTTAATGAATATATGCACCACTGGTTTAGGATGTTTTATCGAGAACCGGAAATGTCCATGAGCGAATATGTAACGCATATACAGTCAAAGCGGAAATATAAAAGAAAAGGGAAGAAAAGGAAATGAAAAGCTGGAAAGGTAATCGTAGAAAAACAGAATATAACTGGGCCTCAGCTCTAGCGCGGGAACTGATGTTACCGCCGGAGAGCAGAAATAAAAAGCGGATCGAAAAATTAAAAAGGAAGGTGAAAGGATTATGAAAATAAACGATAATCAGCTAGAAAACATCAAAAACAGATTTATGTTTGGATGTGAAACAACCATAGGGCCAAATTGCTGTTCGGCAGTTTATGACCTGCTGGATGAATTGCAAACGTTAAGAGCCAAGGAACCGAACGAAAACAATGTTAATTTGTCCGATCAGATGGATTTAATATCTGTAAAGTGGAAAGAAGTACAAGAAGCATACAATGATATCATAAATTGCGAAATGGGTAAATACGTAACTATTGATGACAGCAAAGAACGAAAAGAAGAACTGACAAAAACGCTTATCGCGAAAATAAATGATATGAAAAGTGAATGCAATACGATGATTAATATTATACTTGCATTATACAAGCCAAACGCGGATGTAAGCTCATTGGAAAACGCTCTGCTAGTTTCGTTCGAAACAATAATAATTGACCAATTATTAAAACAAAGGATGGATAGCATATGACAAAAGCAGAATTAAGAAAACAAATTGACGATTTAAAGCGAGCCAAAATACTGAAATTACACGATGAATATATTGTAAAAGCTAAAAAACAAAAGAAAAATATCTTAATGATAATCCGGATGTTGAAAAATGCTTAACCCAATATGCAGATTGTATGAACAAAATAAATGAATTAAATGCATTTATTTACAACAACAAAGTTGAATTAACACAAGTATATCGCTTGGCGCGAACAGTTAATATTGACGATTTAATTTGGAACTTTTTAGAAAACCGCGGTAGCAATGATGTATATAATGAATTAGCAGGAAAATATAGACAGAAACATTCCCTTATTATTAATGAATTCTGCAAACTTGATGAGATAATTAAAGGAATGACTCCAACGAAAGCATTTAAAGCAATGATTGATATGGGAATACCATTGGCAGAAACAAAACCTGCAAACATTGTTGCAGTAAAGCCACCGGACATTAATAAAGATTTAATTTTATAATAAAAGGAGAAGTTTCTTATGAAAAAATATATTTGCACAGCAAAATGCACTGAAAAAGATAAATGTATGGCTGATTCGATGTGCACTAGAGAATGCTACGGCGGTAATAAACCAAACTGGGTAAAAGTCGCTATAAATATCGGCGATACAGTAAAAGTGAGAAACAGCAACAAAAATACCGTTTCAACCATTATTGGGTTTGGCGAAGAAACATATTTTTGCGAACCGGGAATACGCGGACAAAATATCAGTGAAATTTGTATTGAAGATATAGCGATTGTGTATGAGGAAAAATATAATGAAGATAAAGACGATGATTAAAAACCGCCAAAAGGCAGAACATAAAGCAAAACGGAAACGACGTAAGCAGGGCGATACATTGGCTAAAATTATTAGGAGGAATGACTTATAAATAGCATAATTATTTCAGGAAGATTGGTGCGAGACGTAGAGGTGCGCTATACTCAAAGTGGTAAAGCGGTGGCGAGCTTTACACTTGCCGTAAACAAACGGTTTAAACGAGAGGGAGAACAGCAAGCTGACTTCGTTCCAGTGGTAGCGTGGGATAAGCTAGCAGAAATATGCGGACAGTATCTTGCAAAAGGATATCAAGCAATTGTCGAAGGAAGATTGCAAATAAGATCATATGATGCTCAAGACGGAACTAAAAAATATGTGACAGAAGTTATTGCAAACAATGTTGAATTTGTTGGCAGCAAAAAAGTGGCAACGGAAGAAGAAACGCAGGCTAATAATGGATCAGCAGAAAATACTTTTGGGAAAACTGTTCCAGATGAAGATATACCTTTTTAAAATTGATTGATTTAATTAGCACAATGCGGTTTAAAATTGCTGACGCTATGCTAGAGCGTATTTAACGTTACGGTACGTAAAAGTATATGCGTTAGCAAAATAATTTGATTAGAAGCAATTTAAGGAGGAATTATGATGGACTATAAAAAAGTTGTTGATGATTTGATGATTATAATTAAAAACAATGAAAATCATTTTGAAGAATTATCCAATAAAGCAATGAAACGTGGGGATATTATGTCGGTTTCGATTATGAATGCTCAATGCTCTGGATGGACTGGCGCTAGATATGCACTTGAATTATTGCTAGAAAGGGAAAATGAAGATGAAAATTAAAATTATAAAGTGCAATGATGAAACTCGCTGGTATAAAAATTATGTTGGTGTAGTACTTACGGTTGGTGTTGAATTAGAGACTGAATATTTTATTAACCCATTAGCTAATGTTTCGGGCGGTAATATAAAAAAATATGATGCCGTAAAAATATCATGTGAAACGTGCGATAAAATGGATTGTAAATGGTGTGGTCCGGGTCTATGCAAGTGGCAATATAAAGAAAAAAGAATATGCTGCAATACATGTAAAAACGATCACAATGGAAATTGTAAAATTGAAATGGAAAATCTATGCGTTAAATATTCAAGATGGGAAGAAAAGGAGATTAAAAAAATGAAGAATTGTATGAAAGAAGTATGCAGCATAATAGGAATGAGCCAATGCAAAAAATATGATATTTATAATGATAGAGGTCAGTTAGATCCTGATTCACCATATTTTTTCGATGGAACAAATATATATGATAAAAATAATGGAACAGTTCGCCCAGGAATGTTTGCAGGATTGTTTAACGGCACATATACTATTAAACCAATTGTTGAGTTTGCAAAGCCAATATGGATTGATAGTGGTGTGTATAAATATTTCAATGATAATGGAGAAGTGGGAATAACTGAATTTGAAGGATATGCATTTGACTATTATTGTCGAACAGCAGGTAATATGTTTGCACCAGATGAAACAGTGCCAAAACTGCAAATAGATCAAATCGTGGCAGATATGAAAGGAAATAAAATATGAATGTTCCTCCATACATGAAAAGAAAAATAATATCATGCGCAAAACATAATGCAATAGCAAAGCAGCAAGACGAAGATATAAGAGCGTTTCTTACAAAATGCAATTTAAATGGATACGGAACAGATGTATTAATTGATTGCGTTGAACTTACAAATGATCCTAAAAGCTTAATAAGATTTATTGAAAATGATGGTGATGGTATTGCCGGAAACTGCGAAGATTATACACAAGGAGATTATAATTTGCGAGGATCATCGCATGATTAAGTGCTTATCGTGTAAATTCGGCATAGAAATATCTAAAGATGAACGACAAGTGCGCTGCAAAGCTAAAAGCTGGCTTGCTTCGTGGAGAAATACCAGAAAAGAAAAATGTAAACAATATAAAGAAAAGGTGATAATATGAAAATTAAAATAATGACATGTGATGACAAAAATGTATGGTATAAAGACAAAATAGGGGAAGTTATAGAAGTAACTCAATCAACTAATTTAGGGTGGTATGAAGCAAGAGATAAAGATAACAAACTTATAGGGTATATAGATAAATCCGAAGCTGTGGTATTATCATGTAAAACTTGTAAAAAATATGGAAAATGCAACCTAATATATAGTTGCACTGATTATAAAGAATGGGAACAAAAAGAAGATAACAAAATAATGAAAGTAAGCGATGAAATAAAAAATAAGCAGCTTGATTCGTTTTTAGATGGTAAACTATGTTTGAAGATAAAAAATTCAAAATTAATGGGTGCGGTGATGATTTGTATTGCTGCCAGAAAAATTGATGCAAAAAAATTGTATAGTTGCAACCCACCATATTTCGATGGAAAAGTTAAATTTATGACTATAAGAGATGGTAAAGCATTACCTTTCATAAAAGTAGATACTCCGATATATGACATATCACAAGATGATTTTCCTAAAGAAATTTATTTTAAGGCTGCGGAGCTTAATCAATCAATAGAAGATTCAAAAAAAGTTATTCCGCTTGATAATAGCGAACCTGTTGAAAACAAAGAAGCTGGAACATCGGCAACGGCCCAACATTATATAAAAGGACGGCTAGAACCTATCGAAGTTTTACAGCGGATACTTACACAAGAACAATTTATCGGTTTTCTTGTGGGAAATATGATTAAATACAAACTTCGGGCCGGATTTAAAGGTGACAAAAAAGTTGATCTGAAAAAGGCAGCACAATATGAAATGTGGGTAGAACTTGCTGAACAGGGAATCACAATAGAACCGCTTAAACATATTTATAAATGAGCAAAGAAAAACGACTGGTTATATGCCAGTCGTTTTTCTTTTTAATTCTTCTACTATTAATTTTTCGGCCCATGGAGTTGGATTAGATTTATTATCCGCTTCCCAGTTCTCAATGTTTCGCTTCGGTATTCCTAGAAGTTCACTCATTTCTTTTTGCGTAAGACCGGATTTTATACGTGCTTCTTTTATTGTCATTAAATCACTCCTATTATTTTTGCCAAATTGGTTTACGCGAAACAGATGCAAATTTCCATGATTCACGAATAGATCGCGGTAAAAATCTAGCAACTTTTTGTTTTAAAACATCATTTTTAATCTTACAATGCTCCCATACATCAACCGAAATAAGCTTTTTTCTATTTTCATCCATATACACTATCGTAAATACGCATTTGCAATCTTCGAGAATTTTATTTGCTTGAACCTCACGAAATAACTTTGATTTATTTTTTGAAAATTCATTTATTCTCATATTATCTATCCCCGGTATGGACATAATGACTTGCAAAAATAACTTCTTCTTCAAAATATGATCCAGAAGTATAGATTAAATGCTCTTTGCTTATCTGGCGAACAAATTCACCATCATGAAATATTTGAACATTGATAGAAAACTCATGATTTTGCATATTGGCTACAATCAAGCCGTAAGCAATATATCCGTCTTGATAATTTATAACTTTGTCCTGAAAAGCAATAACTTCGTGATTATAACTGCTGCGATAAACATTGTTTACATCAACTTCAAAGCGACACGTAGAAGATGAATCAACCCATTGGTATATAGCAGGGCCGGACGCGCTGCAAGCATTGGATAGCAAAGAAATAAATAATACGATAGATACCATCAATAACTTTTTCATTTTAATCATCCTTTCAATTTGTAAATATTATTTTACCGGATCTATCATAAATAATACTATGAAGATCAGGATATTTTTTAGCGGTATCTATTGCTTCACTTAAAACATCAAAGGCTTCAATAGTCATTCTATCCTTTTCTGGTATATCTGTCATAAGAAGAAAACCTGCTGAAGCAGATGAAGAACAATTATGAAGGACATAAAAGACACCGTTTATATAGCGATTATACATTTCAAAACTCCTATAGCTTTATTCCAAGCTTATATGATACAACATTAATCAATTCAAACACGAAGAAAAATACCCAGCAAAGAATCTTCATGTGTTCATCGGAAATAATGCAGCCTTCACCGGACGGCAAATATGCTACGATCAATAAAACACCAATCAAAATAGCATTTATAATGTACCGTTTTTTACTATGCTTAATCATTTTATCAGCTCCTTGTTTTTTATCTTCTTCCGGATCTTCGTACATAATATGCATGGTTCGCGTAAGACGTTCCGGTTCTTCCAGTCTTTTTTGTAATCTTTTAGCAAAATTAAAATCATCAATATTATCAAATTCGAATACGTCAACAGCACACATTACATCATGATAAAATTTACCTGATGTGTTTTTAAGCACATACGCTTTATAATTATAGTCCGGTTTAAAATAATTTTCGTCCATTCGATACCACGCGCCTGTCTCCGGATATATTGGCAAAATATATTTCATTTTAAAACTCCTTTCTTTTTTTAGATTGTATTAAAATTTGCTTGTATTGCATCGACGTTTTTACAAAGATTAAATTCAGCGTGAGAAAAACAATTAAAATAAAAAGAAGATGATTTAAAACTGCAAAGTTCAAAAACGCAATTTTCAAAAGATGAGTTTTTTACCCATGTATCAGAAAAAGTACAATTGAAAAAATGAGTGTTTTTAGCAAAAACATTATCAAAAATACAGCCGATAAAATCCATATTTCTTAATCTGAATTTATTGTCGGAATAATCTCCTGATACTTTTTCCTGTATCCATAATTCGTGCAATTGTTTTGAAAATCCATCTAACGTATGACCGGAACGAAACACATTAGAATTAATTTCTTCATGCGGATCATATGAACTTGCTTCCATGTATGAAGAAAAAATTTTTGATGCTGCTAGAAATTCTACAGTCGGTTTACCATAATTATGTTGCACTGTTCCGAAAATATCAGATCGAAAAAGTTTCATTTAGAACATCTCCTTAAAATTTATTTTGGTATTCCATACAGCCCACTAGATTAATGAGCTGTAGCAATGTCAAATCACTTGTCATCAAGAACTTTAGTTATCTTGTTTCCTAATTTTTTTAAACATGGTTTGCACATTTCAAATTCTGTTGCTGATGTTCCAAAAGATACAATATGGTACTTTTTCAATTCTTTACCGCAACAAAAGCAGTATTCTGTATTATTTTCTGTACATGTTTTTGTTTTAACTGTCATTTTTAACCACTCCTTTTTATTATCTTGCGACCGCATCACTGCGGTTTCGTCTTAATTTTCAAAGACTCATCAGGCATGATTCCATATTTTAGAAAAATTGTCATTCATGTTATTCTTAGATTGTTCTTCTTCTGCACGCTTAATTGCGAAAAACAGTTTGCTTCTCAAATCACATAGAGCATCTTTCTTTGCACACTGAATTTTAAAAGTAGCTTTATCTTTCATTGGATCAACCATTTCATCATTTATTCTTTCCAGTCCTTCAAGTGCTAATTTCATTTCGTTTAAGTTCATTTCCATTTTAAACGCTCCTTTTATTTAATTAATTCTAGTCCTACATACCCAATCCTGTCACAACTGTGCAAGCCATTTTTATAATAATTATAATCATCAATTGCACCGATTATTTCTGATTTGATATTTTTTATTTCTGCTTCAGCTTCAACGATTTTATAAATAACATGGTTCATTATAACTCTGCAATTGACTGGATTTTCGCTATAGATTATTCCGACTGCGCAGTCATTGATTATTTCACCGTTTTTATTTGAAAACATGATTTCTTTTTCCAATCCGTCTAATTTTAACATCTTAACCGCTTCTTTCTTTTCGAGGTATTTCCTAACCTCTTTCTATATTCTTAGTATATCACTATATTGGTGATAATGCAATAGTTTTTTATAAATAGTTTAAAAAATATCAGATAAAAGCTAATAATTGAGTAAAGAAGATATATTTGCTATAATAATCAAAGGAGTGATGGACAAATGAAAATAAAGAAAGTAATAAAGAAATTGCTGTGCCTACATGAATATAAAGTAGTATCAACAGAGACAAGAAGAATCAAAACAATGCCTACATATTATGTAGGAATAACGCATATAGAATGTATCAAGTGCGGAAAGACGCATACATGTATACAAAGGAGAGAAAACAAAAGTGAAAAGCCTGTATCCCACAATAAGGAAACTGCTGACAGCAATAAATAGAAAAAACTATTTGATGGTAGTTAATCGCAAGATGATCTATAGCGAAAAGTTAGACCGAATGTGCACTTTAATAGAGCTGAACCAGCTCATACAGATCGATGCATACTACAAGAAATATCCCAACAAGCAGCGAAAGATAAGCGACAATAGCAAGTACAAGACTGACAAGATTATGTCTAGCTTTAAAGAGATTGATATCTTAAAAAAGCTAATTGAGATATGGAATACCATAAAGGATGGTGAGAATAAAAATGGAGAAGCAGCCAGGACGGAAACTTGCGAAAAAACCAATAACGAAGCCGAAGCTAAAAAAGCCAGAAAAAATAGAGATAAAGCCGACAGTGAAGACGATACCAGCAGATCCGGTAAAAGAACCAATAGCCGAACCGCTACTCGAAGAACCAAAAAAGCAACCGCCAAAAAGAAAGAAGAAAAGAAAAACGACAGCAAGACCACGGAAGATAAGAGAGTTGACCAAAAAGCAGCAGCAGTTTGCTGACAAATATATCCAGTTAGGGAATGCAGAGCGCGCAGCAGTGGAAGTTGGGTACAGCAAAGCATATGCGAGGTCTAGTTCGTACCTCCTCATGGAAAACAAGGGCATAGCGCGATATATAAAGGATCGGATGAAGGAATTGCAGCGTCCAGAGATAGCAAAAGAGGTTGAAGTGCTCACATATTATACTGACCTCATGCGTGGCAAGATCAAAGATCAGTTTGACCTTGACGCGCCATTGTGCGAACGGACAAAAGGTGCTGACGCTCTGGCAAAAATCTATGGAAGCTTTTCCGACAAATTTAAACAGAAAATTGAAGAACGCAAACTTAAAATACTGGAAGAAAAGGAAGGTATCAGCGGTGGTGACAATGAAGAAGTTGTTATCATCGATGATATCAAAGATGATGAATAAAATGTACGCACACGATGGACAAAATGCGGTTTGCTCACCGGGCCAATACCCTGTTTTGTGCGTGTACGGTGGAAAACCACCAAATAGGGGGCGATATTTTGGAAAAGAAAGAAATTAGGCTATCCGATAAAGTCCCGGTAGCATTCAGAAGGTATTGGCAAGAAGTAAGACGAAAAGATATATTGAGAAAATTATATAAGATTCTGAAGGGCGGTCGTGGCAGCGGTAAATCATCCGTCATATCGCTAAGCATTATCAAAAAGATGATGAAGGATAAAATAAATTCGTTGGTAGTCCGCAAGGTAGCAAATACTTTGAGTGATTCGGTCGCAGAGCAGTTACAATGGGCCATAAATGAACTTGGAGTAGCAGACAAGTGGCATATGTCAAAGAATCCTCTAAGGTTAACATACAAACCGTGGGGCAACTACATCATATTTCGCGGTGCGGATGATCCGGGTAAAATAAAATCAATCAAATCGAGCAAATATCCAATCACTCTTTTGTGGATTGAAGAAGCTGCCGACTTCATGCTGCAAGAACAGATCACAACAATTGTTAACTCGGTTGTCCGTGCACAGCTAAATAACGAACTAAATTATGACATTATCCTTTCTTACAATCCGCCCAAACGTAAAAATTCGTGGGTGAATAAGGTATACAACGACATTGCACTGCCGGATAACGTTTATGTTCATCATTCAACCTATTTAGACAATCCTTTTATCTCCGAAGAATTCAAGCGAGAAGCAGCAAATACAAAGCAAAAGAACAAAGCGAAATATAGATGGGAATATGGCGGAGAAGCAATTGGAACCGGACTTGTACCATTTAATAATCTTACATTTAGGCGCATAACGAACGAAGAACTAAACGGATTTGATAATCTTTTATCCGGAATCGATTTTGGATACGGCGGTGATCCACTTGCTTATCTAGTCGGTAATTATGACGCAACACGCAAAAAACTATATATATTTGATGAATTGTACGGTCTTAAAGTAAGCTTGTCACGAGTCGCTAAATTTGCACGTGACAGAGGATATATACAAGTAAAGCTGATTGGCGACTCGGCGAGTCCGCGTGATATTGATACTCTTGTTGATTATGGCATGTGGTGTTATGGAGCAATTAAAGGCCCAGGCAGCGTGGAGTCAGGCGAAAGATGGCTAGACGAAGAATTAGATGAAATCATAATTGATCCAGAGTACTGTCCTAATGCTGCGAGGGAATTTGACAATATAGATTATGAATTAGATAAAAATGGAGAGCCAACCAATAGACTGAGCGGTAAAAATAATCACACGATAGATTGTACAAGATACATGCTAGATGATATTATGCGTAGATCCGGCAAGATATTCACAATGAAATCCAATAAAATTTAAAGGGGCGATATCCTGTGTTGAGAACAGAAAATTTAGATATAGACTATATACTGCTATATGATGCTTATTACGGTGTGGGCGGATTTAGGCCAAATAGAGCCGGGAAGAATATTTACCTTGAGAAATATATAAGAGAATCAGATGAGAAATATCTAAGACGAAAGCACTTAGCATACTACATCAATTATTTTAAGCCAATCGTTAGGTCTCATGTAGATCCAATTTTTAGAAAATCTCCATCACGCAATTACTCAAATGATTTGACCGGAGAATTCTTGAAAAATGTTGATGGTGCAAAAAGTGATATGAACAAGTTTATGATCCGCGGTGCAAATATCGCACAGATATATGGTTCTGCATGGGTAGTAACAGATAATTTCCCGGAAGTGCCGACCAAAATGTCTGATGTTGTAGCTAATCGTATATATCCTTATGTAAGTGTGTATCCTCCTAGCCGTATTAATGACTATACGGTCAATCGATTCGGAATTCTAACATCTATCACATTCAAAGAACCAGCCGAAAATGAAAATGGTGATATCCAAATAGAAGAATATAATTTAAGGAAATGGACATTGACTAGCTGGACATTGACAGATACGAACGGTGCTGAAATTAGTCGAGGAGATCATAACCTTGAAAGATTGCCAGTCACAGTGATTTATTCGAATGAAGTTGACCGCTTGGATGTTATCCCGGTATCAGATTATATGGACGTGGCGCGGATATCAAAAGCGATGTACAATCGTTGCTCTGAACTGGAAGAAATTCTAACCGGGCAGACGTTTAATATTTTGACATATCCGGTATCAAGAAATCAAGAACTTGCAAAGATAAAAGAAACAATCGGCAGCGTAGAAAATGTACTTGGATTTGATGGTGAAAGCTCAAGCAGACCTGCATTCATCGCACCATCGCCAGATTCGGCAGAAATGCAGCAGAAACAGCTTGCTTGGCTTGTACAGGAAATGTATAGGATAGCGCGATTATCTCATGTGGTGGGAACAGAGCAAAAAACAAGTGGAGTTGCAAAGGCTTTTGATTTTGAACAAACAAACTCATCTCTTTCCAGCTTTGCCAAAACGTTAGAAAGGGCCGAAGAAGATATTATATCTATATTTTGTAAATGGCAGGGAATTGAAGAAAAGGACTACTCTGTTAGCTATGGAAACGACTTTGGTATTATTGATGTTAGTGGAATGCTGGCAGATGCAACAGCAGCACTTGAAGCAAAGATAGGCAGTAAGTTTGATGTAGCCGTACGTAAATATGTAGCGAGCGCATACCTGCAAGGCAATAGTACACCAGAGGAAATTCAAGAAATTAAAGATGATATCGAAAGCGAAGCGGAAAATGATGTATACAATGAGCAGACAATGGAAACAAAAACAGGCGAACAAGTAAAGTTAACCGGGGAGTGATAAGTTATGGACACAGACAATATTTTCAACATTGACGAAATGGATTCAATCATAGCTTTATTCTTAATTTCATATCGTAAGAGATCAGCGAAAGCAATAAAGGCGATTGAATCAAACTTAGATAAAGGAATAAATACAAAAATAGCCATTAACACTGCATTAAGTGTTAGTGGCTTTTATGCAGGAGTAAAAAAAGACATTGTAAATGCACAATACAAGCTATTTGGCAACACAGATTTACTTGTGAATGATAAATGGGCGGATGACGGCCTTACACTTATAGACCGAATCAATATTATGAATAAAAACATTGTTGAATATGCTACAAGGTCTATAGATTTTAAAAACACGGCAATAGATAAGCTCACAGATGAGTTAAAACAAGCATTGTCTGATAAAAATATAGTAGAAACATTGCCTGACTATTTAAGCGACTTAACAACTCTGTACAAAAAAGTTGCAGCAGGAGACGAAAGCATAAAAAAAGAATATGAAAGTGCTATGAAGAAAGCACAGAAGCAAATAGACCGGATAGATGAAACACAAGAAGGATCTAGGCAGATGAAACAAGCATACAATTCTCTGACAGGTCTAATGGATAGCTTTGATAAAACTAATCAAGCAGCATTAAAAAAAGCAACTGACGAAGCCGTTGGCGGTAGAGGGGCCTACTATGCAAACAGAATACTTGTCACAGAATTGGCCCGGCTGAATGGTGATATGTTTTTTGATGAATACCAAAATGACGAAAACATTGCTGCTTACAAATGGTCGCTTAGTCCAGCACATCCTTTTTTTGATATATGCGATGTACATGCACATTCTGATTTATTTGGGTATGGCGATGGAATTTATCCAAAAGACAAAATGCCAGAATATCCAGCACATCCTCATTGTAGATGTATTCTTTCTGCGGTAAATGTAAAAGATTTGAATAAAAGTGGAAAGAATGCAGGTGTTTATGATCGTGATAAGATGATTGACTTCGTCAACGGTTTAAGCGATGCAAATAAAAAGAAACTTATGGGTGAAAAAGGAATGGATGAATACGAAAAAACGCGTAATTTTGAAAAGTTTATGCGTAATTACAGCGGTTATAATAAACCAAAAACAAGGTTTGACAACGACTGATATATTAAGTTTACTTATGTAGTAAAGGGGGAAGATTATGTATGACAATTCAATCAACTTAAAGGGAAAAAAGTTCGGCAAATTAAAAGTAGTTGAAAAAACAGAAAAACGGCAGCGCGGGTATGTAATTTGGAAGTGCTTATGCGATTGTGGCAATATAACGTATGTCACATCAAACAATTTAAAGCATAACCTCACAAGATCGTGCGGATGTTTAATGAAAAAGAAAAATCGGGAGGAAAACAAATGATAATTTTAAAAATCGGGCAAATGGTACAGATCAAACGCAAGGCAAAAGTAAGAAATATGATAGTTAAAGAAAATAAAGTAATGGAAAAACACAAAACGGCGGATGGAATAACAAGCAAACATCCGGTAATAAAAAGAGAATTTACTTTATGCGATGTTGCACCAATCAAAGATAATGATTTGCTTGTTCAAGTGGATGGATTGATTGAACGGTTTGGTAAATACGTTGTCAGATCGGTTAGAACCGGAAATAAATACGCGATCAGTCCAAAAGATGTAAATCATATATTCAAATTTCTGTATTGATGGGGTGAATCAATGAAAAAGCTATATCTGGAAATAAAAGCGGTAAAGGCTGAAGAAATGATAAGAGCGCAAGCAAATATAATGCTTAGAAGATTTGAAAACGATGATATGTTTGATGGAAATGAAGAAGGCCTTTATATAACACCGAAGTTAGGCGAGCCATATTGGCAAAATAAAGAACTTTTTGAACGACAGCACATTGAGTTTGAAGGAATAGACACATCTAAAAAAGAAATGGTCATAACGGATAAAGACGCAATGCGGATGATTGAGGGAATAGAAACAAAAATTGTTGATAGCACCATGCATATAGAATTTATTCTTGGAAATGGATATTCTGTCAGCAGAGAAACAAACGATGTTACCGAAGAAAACAAAGACAGCAAACGGCAACAATTAATAAACGAAATGAAAAGAGACATACGTTTTTCAATGATTCTTATGTGCTGCCTAGGAATAAACGGAATGAAAATGAAAAATGAATAATGGAAAAGTAATAAATTTATTTGGTTATGAAGTCGTTGAGTATGTCTGGGAAACTGCCGTACGTGAGATAAGAACGAATAAATGGATAACGATATCATTAAGACCGGATGGAAGAACAATATCTGTAGAGGGCATAGATATTGAAATACATGAAAATGGCATTGAGTTTTTATAAATTAAAGTGGGAGATGAATTGATATGAATGATGTTATAACAATTAAAGACGTAAGGGCATATATCGATAATAGCGGAACGGCTCGATTAAGCTTAGAAGATTGTGCAAGAGGGTTAGGATTTACGACCGTTGCCAAAAGTGGCAACGAAGTTGTCAGATGGGCGAGAGTTAGAGAATATTTGGCAGGGTTTGGATATTCAGTACCGAAGACGATGGAAACATTTTCAGCAGAAACGTTCTTTATTCCGGAGAACATTTTCTACCGTTTAGCAATGAAAGCGAATAACAAAGTAGCAGAGGAATTTCAAACTGTTGTGTGTGATGAAATACTTCCGACTATTCGTAAGACCGGATCATATACCAACAAGCCAATGACGCAAATTGAATTGATTGCAGAAACAGCAAAGGCCCTTCTTGAGCAAGAGAAAAGATTGGGCGGAGTTGAAAAGGAAGTAGACCGCATAAAGAACGATCTACCGTTATTCAATGTGGACTGTAAAGAAATTCAAAGTGTTGTAAGAAAGACCGGAATAAATTGTCTTGGTGGAATTGACTCGGCTGCATATAAAGATGCGTCTATTCGTGGGAAAGTTTATTCTGATATCCAACGACAATTGAAAAGAGAGTTTAACGTATGTACTTATGCAGCAATCAAGCATTCTCAAATAAAAATAGCTGTGAAAATTGCAAATGAATACAAACTTCCATATTCATTATCATGCGAAATATCAATGAAAAATTATGGAAGAATCGGCCTATGATGTTTCCAAAACATAAATTACGTGACGCTTCGTTCATCAAAAAGTTTCGAAAAGAACATAAATGCTGTGAAATATGCGGTAAAGAACATTGCCTTGAAGTTGCTCATATTATAAGCAAAGGCGCAGGTGGCCCAGACATGGAGGAAAATGTGGTTATGCTTGATGGCCCGGCAGCTTTTCAGGCTGGATGTCACGGATTAAATCACATCGGAAGTATAAGCAAGCAAAAATTATTTGAAATAGTAGCGCATCGCCTGGGAATAACACCAGAAGAATGTGAAAAACGAGTGAGAAGAAGGATGGGGTACAATGTATAGCAAGCAAATGCCAACTCCTGTTCCGGATAGTAGGAGAGAGAACAAGCATTCAGATGCAGAAGTAAAAATATGGACAGCTACCGAAGAAGAAAGAATAAAATATGGAATAGGTGAGGAAAACATGAAGCTGACAGAAGAAAAAATGCATGAATGGATAGATGGCGGAATGACTACAAAGCAAATAGCAGAAGTAGCCGATGTAACTGAAAATTATGTACGAGTTTATGCACACCAGCACAAGATGAAGCTTAACCGGACTACAGGGTATAAGGCAATACCGTCAACGGATGAAAAGATTTTTGGAAACAGTGATAAACCAGCGAAAGAAAAGCCGACAGAAAGAGGAACTGCATCAAATGTTGCTAAAAAATGTAGCGGAAAAATTGAAGAAATGACAATAACAAATGAAAATTTCGGAACAGAAGATTTTACAGTTGACTGCGGAATAGCTATAAACAAAAAAGATTTTGCAAAATATGGTATTCCGGAACTTCCTGAATACGGTAAAGATCCATTTGAACCAGAAAAGTTAAATGAAGAATCAAAAGACTGCAATGTTTCCAGATCCGATGAAAAAGAAACCAAACGATTGAAAAAAGCAGCCAACAAAGCATTAGGCGAATACGCTGGAACGATCGTTATAAATCAACCGGATGCGGACAAAGTAAGGCAATATACAATGACTCCATGCGAAAAATGTATTTATCATAAGAAAGAACCGATTAAATGCAGATATTGTAGAGAATTTTCTAATCTTATGACAAACAAAACGGCGCGTGAATGCGAAATAGAAGCAAATGATTTAAAAGAACAACAAGAAAAATTTCAGGTTTCAAGAAACATATCAAAATGGACACCGGAATTTACTGCTGAACCATGCATTGAATTCAAGGATCAGCATGAAGCCAATTTATATTTAAAAGAATGGCAGAAACGTTTGTTCTTGGATGATTGGATTATAAAAGTTAAAGTTGTTAAGCCGAATGATATGCCAAAAGATGATGAATCCGGTCATATTTCGTTTGTTCACCATCTCAAAGCAGCAGTAATTGATATAGCTAAAAGCAGAGATGATAAAGATGATTTAGTTATTAAGTGTTGTCATGAGCAAACACTTGTACATGAACTATTGCATTGCAAATACAATTTGATTGAACCATGTGAAGATAATTATAGTGGCATGTATCTTGATCTTTCACAGCACCAATTACTTGAAGAAATGGCAAAGAGCTTGATTATGGCAAAATACGGTGTTGGGTTTGAGTGGTTTAGAAACTTTAAGGAAGAATAAGGGAGAGATTGTTTATGGAAATTAAAGATACTTTCGAAATGATGACAAGCGAATTTTATCAAGAAAGATACAAGGGTGAATATTTCGAGCTTAAAATCAGGGCGGATAAGCTTGAACAAATGCTTAAAAAATATAAAGCCGGATCGTTGCCGTTTGTTCCTTCATGCTCTTATGAAATATTGTATGAGCAGTATATATACATGCGAAACTATCAACAAATTCTTGAACTTCGCGCAAGGATTGAACATGTTGATTTGGCGGTAGAACAATGAATGATTTAGAAAAAGAAATGGATTTGAAAAGAGCGGTTCTAAAAACCAGATTCTCATTTTTATTGTTTGAAACAACAATGACTTTTATAAACAAATTTGCTGAAGGATTTGCGCTTTGTGCCGGGGTACTTATTGCAGCAAAAATAATTATTGGTTGGTAAAATATAAGGGAGCGATTATAAAATGTGGATACACGTTAGCAGAGAGTATCTTGGGATTAATCCAGTGATAAAGCCTAAAATACCCGGATCTGTAACTAAAAATTTTATATGCCGATCGGAAGAAGGTGATATACCTAGAATTTGCGTTTCGACTAATATAATAAAGTGCATAAATGGAATAACAGGCAACTGTGACATTCCTATGGAATCTTTTGTAAAACATTTTCCAACCAATCCATGCGTATATATAACTGATGAAATACCATATATTCCACCTAATTGTTCTGATTTCAGGTATAATGACGAACACTGGTTTATAACACCAACAAAATTTTATTTTTTAGGAAGAATCGATATTTATAAATTATTAACACGTTATCAGATAGAGAAAACAGAATTTGAAACGGTTAAGTTTCCAACGAAAAAAGTGATTGTTTACAGGGAAAAGGTAAAAAGCAAATTTCTTGAATGTTTAAAAACAAAATTAAAGTAAAAGGAGAATAAAAATGAAAAAATATATTGGCGTAAAGATGATTGAAGCAGAACCTATGACAGATATTGAGGTCGAAGAAAAGAAAGGACACCCTATTTGTATCGGACGTGAAGATAAAAAAGGATATAAAGTAACTTATGAAGACGGTTACATTTCATGGTGCCCTAAAGATGTGTTTGAAAAGGCTTATAGACGCATTGACAATATGACGTTTGGCCTTGCTATCGAAGCATTAAAAAAAGGAAACGCGGTTTGCCGTAAAGGATGGAATGGAAAAAATATGTGGTTGGTTCTTGTAAAACCAAGTGATTATACTGTTGATTGCGTAAGAAGCGGAAACTGTGAAATATGTCATTGGATTGGAATGAAAACTGCTGACGATAAATTTATACCATGGCTTGCAAGTCAGGCAGATTTACTCGCGGAAGATTGGAACATTATTGAATTTGACAGAAAAGGATTAAAATAATTGAAAGGAAGTGATATACGATGACAAACGCTAAAAAATGCAGCACTGGCGGAAAAGGTGGAAAGGGTAAATAACTTTTGAAGAAAGGAATTTGATATCATGCCATTAAAACAAGGCTATTCCAAAAAGACAGTAGCAAGTAATATCAAAAGCGAGATGAAAGCAGGAAAACCGCAAAAACAGGCAGTTGCGATTGCATTAAGCACCGCGAAGAAAGCAAAGTCCAAAGCAAAAAAGAAGTAGACAAACGACAATACATTTTGTATAATTGAATTGTTCATATCGAACCACCTTCTTTTGATACCGCCATTTTTGCCAATGGCGGTATTTTTTATTGCACATATAGATATAAAATGCTAAAATAAATCGAATGATAATACAAATAAGTGCGATAGCAAAAGGAGATGAAACGTTGAATGAAGTGTACGCTTTTATAAAAGATTTAATCCCTTTAAGAACGCAGATTGAATTCGGTGCTATTATATCCGCAATTGGAACTGTTTTTTGCTATGTAGTTGGGCCGTGGGATGGCGCATTGGAAGCACTTGTATTTGCAATGGCAATCGACTACATATCCGGAATAATGGCTGCATATATAAATTCAGGCAGTCAACTCAACAGTCAAAAAGGATTTAGGGGAATATGCAAAAAGATAATGATTTTGCTTTTGGTGTCATTGGCTCATTTTTTAGATCAGGCAACTGGTCAAGTCATTATTCACAGCGCAGCAATTTGGTTTTTCTTGGGAAATGAAGGTTTGAGTATTGTTGAAAATTCTGCAAAAGCAGGAATACCAATTCCAGACAAATTAAAAAATAGTTTAGAACAGCTAAACCATCAAAGAGAGGAAATGACAAAATGAAAGTATTTATTAATCCGGGGCATGATGTAGTTTATGATAGTGGGGCGGTTAATCCTAATAACGGAATTCGCGAATGTGATATTGCTTTAGACATTGGACAACGCGTTAAGGGGTATCTTGAACAGGCTGGGTGCGAAGTTATGCTTGTTCAGTCTGACAGTCTCACAGGAGAACATGAAGGATTACCAAATGTATGTGGTGAAGCAAACGCTTGGCTTGCTGATATTGTTGTAAGTATTCATTGCAATGCTGCAAACACAGAAGCACGAGGAACAGAAGTTGAAGTATATCGTATTGACGGTGGCAATGCTTGTAAGCTTGCTGATTGTATTCGGACAAACATTGTAAAAGCGTTAGGTACTATCGACCGCGGAAACAAAGAACGTAATGGTCTTGCTGTATTGCGTTGTACTGATGTTCCTGCCGTATTGGTGGAAACAGCATTTATCGATAACGATGAAGATGCAGAACTTCTTGTTAACAGGGCAGACGATTTTGCCCGGGCTATTGCGGTTGGCATTACTGATTACGAACAGGAATAATCAGCTTTATGCAATGGAATATTTCAAGCGAAAAAAGTGGAATATTTTTTGACGAAAAAGAAAGGATGAATTTATATGGGCGAACTTACTTATATATTTGTCGAAGGTGATGCGTGGTATAGCAAATTGATAAAAGAAGTTGAACACGGTCAATATACTCACGTTGCAGGATTGATTTTAGGATCAACACTTGAAGCACAGGGGGTATGCGATGAGCAAGATCGTTATCCCGGTGTGTGGTTACATTCCCCGACAAAATATGTCGATGGAGTAAATTGCAAATTTGTCACGGTGAAAATAAATGATATGAATGCAGCGGAAGAAAAGGCAAGAGAACTATTAGGTTGCCTATATTCTTTCCACGGATGTATTGAAACCGGAATCGAATCATTATTCAACTTACCGTTGCCATCTGATGGCGAAAAAACTGTAATGTGTTCCGAAGCATGGACGCGCATTACGCAAGCTGGTGGACCGATCGGATTTACGCTACCAGAATTCAAAGCAGACTTTGTTGCTCCACAACGATTTTACGATTCTGTTATTGTAGGTGCAATTTAGGGAGCGTGATTAAATGCAATATCTTGTACCAGTATTAAAATGTATCTTGCCCTATATATTAAAAGCGGCAGACAAATATTTGCCGGAAGTATTGGAATGCATGATTGAAAAATTAAAAGAAAAGAAAGAGGTAATAAAAATGGGAGCATCTTTAAAGGTTATAGTAAAGACAAGTTTAGGACTAGCTTTATCAGGAGCGACAGTCAGCTACAAAATCGGAAGTTCGAGTCAGTCAGGAACAACGGCCAACGATGGATCATATAACGTCAGCGATCTTCCTGCCGAAACATACATTGTAACTGCTTCAAAAAACGGTTACACATCAGGCATCGGCCAAGTGACTATTGCAGATGGATATTCAGCAGAACTTGAAATTGTCCTAGCAGCCGAGGTTATCACAAAAACGGTATCTGAAGCAACCGCAGCCGCAA